ATTTAGTTTATCGAATTTAGCGCTATTTTCAAACCGTATTCTAGTGCCGCATAAATAGCACCTTCCTTTTTCTTTTTCTTATATTTTTTTCTATCCGCTAGTGCGTCAATTAATATTTGCTTAAATATTTCTTTATCCAAGTGTTCTGGACAAATATTGTATGCAATTATACTTGCAGGGTAGTAACTGACGACATCAGCGTCAAGTAATATCATTCCATTTTCTGCTTTGAATATTCCTGGTTTATCTACAGAATGAATACCACCTAAACCAAGACTTAATTCAATGTTTCCAACAGTTATAGGTTTTAGCTTTAATTGAAAATTCTTACTCATTTATATTTACCTGCTCTAATTCATCTTGGGATAAAACTATAGTTTTTAACTGTTCTAAATACTCTTGTAACTCAGGTGTTTCAAAACTAATTTCAGGTAATATTACATCTTTAAATGCTATAGTTGTTCTATTTGTTCTACTATATTTAATAGTTTTTGAATTTATCTTTGAATCTTTTTGTTTAACCCTATCTATATACAGTTTATTAAATAGTTCTTTACCAATACCAGAATCAGACAAGCTATATAAATCAAGCTTATAACTCTCTGATAACAATTCGCGCATTTCTAATCTAGGTTTTATATAATCTAGTATTAACTTAGTAATATCAATATCATTAATGTTGTAAGAAATAAGTTCTGGTAATTGTTCCTCTGTTATTTCTTGCTCAAATGGTATTGGTAAATCTTGTATCTTGGGATGTTTAAGATTAACTGCTGCTAATTTTAGTGGAATTGTATTAAATCCAGCCCTGATTACTTCTAATACATCATAAGATTTAAACCTACTATTGTATCTATACGGATTACGTTCACCTTTAATTAATGTTTGTCCAAATTCCCATAATTCAAGTTTTGTTAATCCTGGGTCATTGAAATTATTTAGAATATGATTTGTTATAGCATCATCGTACGCCCAACCATTAAAGGATATTAAAATTCGTCTATCATCTTTCTTAGTTAATATATCAATTAACTCTTGTATTTCACATATATCACCAAACCATTTAATTGTTTTATATTTTTGAGTACGTAAGCTATATAACGTAACTACATGGCAGTTTCTGTAATTCTCCCAATCGTAAATTATTCCTCTGGAATATAAATCTTCTAACATAATAAACCTACTCCAAAGTAAAAGACCTCAGTAAGTTGAGGTCTAGTTTATTCAAATACCTTCAACAAGTAATCTTATATTTGCCGCAATAAAAGCAATATCTTTACCTGAATAAACATTTTGATTCGCTTTGTTTTTATAAGGATCTTTACCTTTAGTGAGACGGAAATATTGTGCCGTTCTTCTAGATAAAGTTATCCAAAATTCTTTTTCTATTGGTATTTTATTTTCAACTAGATATCCAAAAACAGTTATTCCTTCAGCATATGAATCATCACTAACTTTTGTTTTAGCTATATCTAGTAATTGAACAAATCTTTCATATTCGTTAACTTCTTTCTTGAATTCGCGCAACTCTTCTTTTTCAACAGTACCTTCGTGAACTGCTATTTCTAATGTTGATACTTGATTACTCAAATTAGATATAGCAGATTGTTGCTGTGTAATAGTATTAATTAATTGAGCTAACTGATCGTTCGATGCAGATGGAGAGATATAACCTTCTGTTTTTCTAATAGAAGGTAATACTTCTGATGTAATCCATCGCTTGAATGATTTAGCTGTTTTCAATCTTGAACGTAGGATTAAACTATATAACCCAGATTCATTAATAATAATCGCATCAAAAGTGCCTGTTGCGCCCCCGGTTAATGAACGGGTGCGTTTATCTTCATAATCTACATTTTTTCTTATTGCTTGATTTGTATCAGAGTAACCTAAAACTGTAGCAACATCTTTACCTACAAACCAGGGTTCATCATTTTCAATAAATACACGAACTTCATTAGATTCAAAACTAAACAATTGAATATTAGACATATTTTCTTACTCCTACAAAATAAAACCGTACCAGTTAAGTCCAGTACGGTTAAGTTAATAAATTATAGATATAGAGTTTTAATAATTAAGCATCGTAACGAGTATTTCTATAAGCATCTAAAGAAACAACGGTGTCTAGTGTTTTAGACTTAGGCTTTAAAATAGGTTGTTCAATAACACGCCAGGAATCAGAAATCTCTAGTTGATTACCAACTACTTTAGCTTCAATATTGAAGTACTTATCCTTAGCAGAACCACGTTCGTTACCATCTGCATCAACAAACAATGAATCATTTAATGTACCAATCAGCTTAATCTTCTGATCGTTACGTCCATGTTCCAGTTTAACTAGGATAAAATTGTAATTCAGATTTTCGTAAAACACTTTACCAGTGATACGAACGATATCTAAATCTTCAATAACAATATACTGGTTAACTGGAACACCAATTACTGTGAAATCAAGATAAGGTGGTTGTTCGGCAGTATAGTTACCCTTGTCTGTAGGAGATAATGTATTAGGGACTAGAATCAATGTTTTTGGTACTGTTAAATCTAGTCCATCGTTATCTACTAAATCTTGTACTCGTGCTTGCAATGTTGCAGGATAAACTTTACCTAATACACTTACCGTGTTATTCTGGAATGTTCCTACTGTGATCAATCGTGCTGTTTGTCTCATATAATCTTATTTGTTCTTGTGTAAATTGTCTTTTCTCTACGTTGTGTAGATAATATAAATGATAACACTCTTTTCTATCGTAAGTAACTTTTTCTACAATAGTTGTAATATCTTCACCAATTACCATTACGGTATCTCCAATACTATATTTAGAAGGATTTGCCAAAAGACATAATTTTGTTATTTCATCGTGACTTAACTTAGATGCTAATAACTTACCCTGGTCATCGGAGATAGAATTTCGTAAATTGTTATAACTAGGTAAATCGTTATTTAAAATAGCTTCTTTAATTAAATCTAGAGTTCTATTAAATAACTCATCTTTTAATTTCTGTTCTTCGATTATTTGATTTTTACGTTCCTCTATTTTGTCTTCATGTTCAATAAAGTGATTCAACCAACTTTCACCATCTTCTGCTATTGCATATTTATTCTTTTTAATTGAATGGTCTATATACGAAATAATTCCCTCACTAGATAACATATCATTTAATCTAAGAATTACATCTTCCTTGGTTCCTCCTGTTGCCGATACTAATTCATGTAAGGTATATCCATAAGGTTTTTTGGATTTACTATCTGTATCAGCGTCACTCCATTGTGTCCACTTCTTGAATAATAAACGTAATATACTATTTTGTAATTCTAAGTTTTCTGGGTTAAGAACACTTTCATTAAGTACATCTAAATGTATTCGGTTAGCTTCTCCTTTTAATAATCGGTATTGTAACATTATTGGATCACCATCTCTGGGAATAGTATTCAACTGAACAAATGGTACTTTTGTTTCTTTGTCTTCCCCGCGAGTTAAGCGAAATACACCATCATTGGCACGAGTAATGTCACTACGCCCAGATATCCCATTCATTAAGCCTTGCTGTGAACTGCTATCATCAAGCTTTGTTGTGTGATGAAGAATAATAATAGTGAAGTCATGAAGATGTGTTAACCTTTGTAGACGATACAAATATCCCGCAGTTTCAAGAGACTTATCATTTAATCCACTACGTTCAAGAGATGCGTTTAAACTATCAATTAATACTAATTTAAGGTCGTACTCTTTGACTTTAGCTATGATTAAATCTTGGTCTAGTGCAATATCAAGATTGCGACAAATAACAATACCAGATGAATTAATTAAATTATTATATGTTTCATAATCTTGTAACTCTACATCTTGTAATCCACTATTGTAAACACGTTTAGCTGTTGTTTTACCTACGTTTTCTTCATTCTGAATATATAGAACATTACCCTTCAAAACAGAACGATTAAGAAATGGTAAACCAAGTTGAATACAATTGCAAAGAATACTAGCTAATATTGATTTACCACACTTTGCTGGAGCAGGTAATAAGTACAAAGCACCTAACTGAATTAATCCATTAACTAATTGAGTATTTGTACTTGACGCTCCTAGTGCGAGAGCTTCTGCTACTGTAAAAAACTCAGCAGGAGAATCATCAGAACTATAAGCAGCAATGATTTGTTCAACTCGTTTGCGATCATTTGGAAGATGAGTAGTTAACCACGCAGTTAAAGCTACCCATTTGCGATTCTTAGCCATTAAATCTTTAATATCATGAATGGCACGAATACGTTTTTTGCATTCCTCGCCAAGTACTATACTAAAATCATGATCAGCTTCATCGTAAGTTTTACCATATTGACCGCAAGTTTTATCAAGAACATCTCTGACCTGTTCTTGTTTCATGTTAACAAGTCGCATCAGAAATGATTTGTATTCATGCTGGTCAACTTCTAGTTCTACAATATCATCATATGTTTGTTCGTCATTCATAAATTCGGCAGGTAGCGAAGAAAAGTTATCGTCATACTCCAGTTCTAAATTTGTCATATATATTCTCTATTAGTTGTTTAATATCAATACCATCATCATGTAAATCAACAAAGTCGCCACCATCTTGAATGTATGTAGTGTAAGAATAAATTAAACATGGAATACCTACTATCCAACAAGCATCACGAACAATAGTAGATTTTTTCTTACCAGGGTCGTCGTTATCTGGTAAGTACACAACACCAGTTATCTTAGGATTAAATAGATTAGAAGAAATATAATCTTCCTTCCAACCAAACGCAGGAGGTGAGAGAGTTAAATAACTAGTAACTTTAGTAATTAAATCAGCAGTCTTTTCTCCTTCACAGATTAATATTGAACCACGAGATTTTATATAGCGTGCGTTGAATAATCCAAACTTAGATGAACCACCATACACCCATTGATTGCCAGATTTAAATTTGGGAAAAAATTCTTTCTTCTTGTCACTTGAAGAATGATCAACTCGTTCTACAACACAAGAATCGGAGTAAGAAAAATTAGTGAGCGTCCGTGAACCTAGTTGGCGAGATACTGCGGCATTGTATTCACCAACAGTAATAGGTGGTTCTAACGAAGTAATAGATACTGGTTTAACATAATTACTACTAATTGGTGCGCGGTATTCGCCGTTTCCACCATTAGTTTCATAACCTAACTTGGCACGAATATCGGCAGTTGAACAATAGTTGTAACAAAGATAAGCATTATTAACCTTTTTTTCTTTGAGTGACCTCTGGTTACATACGGGACATATATAACGTTTCTCTGTATTAGTTGATGAAACAAGCTCAAGCTTACCTAAATCGTGGCATTTAGATAGAGTGAATACCATATTTATTTTCTATTTACAATAGTTGTGTAAATCTATTTTAACTACTGATTATTGGTAGATGTAGTTTACTTTTTAAACCAATAATTATTCATTAAATTTAAATTTCCTATTTTATTTACTTAGTTAAGATAGGGTGTACATAACTCTGAAATACTTGGTATATATAAGTTTGAGCCAATGTTATTGTAAAATCATCTATACATTGTGTCCATCATTTAATCCAAATGTTACCATAACTTTTTCTTGTTTTATTCCAACCTAATTGATTTAAAGTCTTACCTACTTTAACTTCCAGCGTTCTTTGTGTTAAATCTTCAAAGGAACTTACTATATATTATTTAGTAGGTTTATTTTATTATGTCTACTCCGTTGATTAAACATAACAAAAACCAATCCATAGTATTTAGGATTGGTTTGAATTATATTTAGTTAACTTACCCTATCGATAGTACCATCATCTTTTTTTTCTGCAATTCCATTAGGAAACCATATCATCCATTGTTCTTTACCAAACATTTCAATTAACTTTGTTTTGACATCGTGTAAAGTTTCAAAACTTGCAATAGTTGGTACTGTATAAGGTTGAAAATCAATACACAACTTATTAAAATATTCTGGATTATTTGTTCTATAGATGTCTGGAACAATGCTAGTATCAATAACGTTGTAATCCTTGGTATTATCTATTTTTAACATCCTATAAGGTTTAAGAATGAACTCTCGTACTAATACACTATCTCTAACTGTTGTATGTTGTGTCATCAATTCCAACTCCACTTATTAGTTGTTGTTAGATATACACTTAATAATTTTACTTTCTTTTTTTCTTACTTACTGTCCATGTTGATACTTGTTCATGAAAATAGTTAATGTAATCTTGTTCTGTTACAAACTTCCATTCATATTTTTCTTGCCAAGTATAAATGTATAATTTTAATTCGGCATCTTCTTTTGATACAACTAGTATTTCTGTTACGTTATAACTACCATCTGGATAGTCGTATCTAACATAATATATACCGGGTTCAACAACCAAATCTTCGTTCATTTTTGTTATTGTTATTGAATCGGTTCTAATTTTTCAACCAACCATCCTTTATATTGTTTTCTTCTACCGTTACAAACATTGTTCATGTGTCCCGCATTTAGGCTAAATTCCTTACAAAATTTATTCAAGTTACTGATTGTGAATTCTTCTTTTTCTGGAGAAATTACCTTATATGTGTAAATTTCATTAGATTTACTTAATTTCTCTTTTTGTTCATCTGACATTTTTTTACCATAATTAGGATTATTTACCCCTGAATTAACTATGCTTAATTTTAACTTTGTTTCTTCAGAGCAAGACTTACCTAAATTATTTTGCCTCATTTTCTCTTTAGATATTGGACTATGTTTGAAACCTAACATACTACTTGAATTAGGTGCAACATTATAACCAAATTCAACGTTAGCTGAAGTATAATAGTCTATCCAGTATTGTTCACGCTCGATACATTTTTCTTTATTTTCTACGATTTCTAAAATATTAAACTCAAAACATTCTTCACCATATTTAACCCATGCTATTTGGAGATATTGAGAATGATGTTTATTTTTCTTTAAAAAAGAACTATGTTCATCCCATCTTTTATTGAAACTTCTAGTTGTACTACCTATATATCGTTTACCTGTTTTAATATTTAAAATTTCATATACTCCAATTTTTGTATTTTCCATATTTTTATACCCGTAGGTCGCACCGTTCACCCAAAAAGTTTAAATCCGAGGCTCGTTGTTTCATCAATGCCCAATCAAACCAATCATTACTATTTAATGATGTCACAGCGAGTTCCCACAAAATCAAGTTCGTAAGCATTTTGCTCCATCTTCTTCCAATCAAACCATGTATCATTGTAGAAACAATAGACGAGTTCTTTGATGCGATCGCAATACCAATTAACCGCGTCGCTACCAAAATAATATATAAACGGTGCGCGACAATTGTTGGTAGAGCCGAAGATAAAAGCTTTATTCAATGCTGCTTCACTATTAGTCCTCTGGTTGAATGCCATTGCGTATGCTGTTAGCTGCATACCATAAGCAATCAATGGGAAATACTTAGTTCCTTCTCTTGTACTAGCTACAGGGTACTTAGCCTTTGACCACGATTTTATGTCGCCTATGTAACTAATCTTACCATCAGATACGGGTAACTCTGTCGTTCTATTAATTAGTTTACTACCATCAATCGATGCCCACATATCAGTTGTTCCGGCAAATCCTTGTCCATCACTATTAACCCAATATGTTTTTTCTTCAATCTTAATCGGTGTTATTAGTGGTAACAACGGCATTAAATTAGCATAACACTTGTATCCATCATCTTCTGTTGGAATAGGTTCTGTACCGTGTAACAAGTACTTCTCAACTAATGTATGAGTCTTTGTACCACGAGTAGCAGCAGTTGTTGTGATTAGTTGAGCGTTGTCATGCCCAATAGAATCACGCCAAGCGAATAAAGCTGATTTGTCCTTATATTTATCCAAAAGTGTAGTCACAGAAACTAACTTGTGTTTCTTACCACAATTAGTTTCTACTTCATAATGTCTACCTTTTGTTTCACTGTTAAATTGTTTAATTGAAAAATCAGCAGTATACATTTTATTTAAATATTTTTTGTTTTGTTAATTTCATCGATATAAGAAGCAGTCTTATCAAAAAGAGTACAGTAACTAATTACTGTACTCAATATTATATTTAAATCTTATTCTTTTTGATATAAGATAATCCTAGAGCAGCATAAATCAATATAGAAAGTACTCCAGCAACAACAATACCACCAATTGTAGCAAGAATTAAAATAATTATTTCTGACATAATACTTCTAATAAATAAAGAGTAAGAAAAAGGTAGTGTATTTCAACTACCTAGTTAACTAAATCTTAAAACTGGTCTTTGTTACTAGTACCGGGTAATCCTTCTGCACTACTGTTGTTGTTACTATTGCTATGTGATGTAGTACTACCATTATCATCATTCTTTGGTGCTGTATATACCTTGTATAAGTGATATACATCTTTAACATCATAGTTAATGAACGCTCGTTCGCCGGATACTGTAGATTTAATAACTACTCTACCTTTGAATTCAACCGAATGTCCCTTTCCGAATTTTAGTTTAGATTCAGTATTAGCTACGGCAGCAAACAATTCTTTTGCACCATTAGCACTTTCCCAGATTGAAAGTGAAGCCCATTCACTCAAGTTTTCGTATGTTCCATCATCTTTTTTCTTACTTCCAGCAGGATAAGCAATAGATAACTTCATTACACGATTACCGTTATCTAGTGTTTTAATTTCAGGTTCCGCACCTAATCGTCCACTAATAGATACTTCAATACCTTGCGCGAAATACTGGTAGTAGGATTTTTGTGTAGAGTCTGCCATTGTCTATGATCCTTTAAATGTAGTTGTTTTTGGATATCTGTAGCAGTGACTTACTGCTGTACGACTATTGTAACTTAGATAGTTCTGGATGCAGCAACTAAATAATTTATTCTTTCCAATTGACTTTTCGTACCATTCTCATTAAACCTTCATTGTCATTGTAATTATGTACATCATCTAAGCTAATCCATTTGACATCGTGTGACTCATTAGAAAAGTCAATCGGTGAATTAATATCTGCTTCAAATAAATATCTAATATCATAGTGCTTATGTTCCTCTTCCTGTCCTTTTGGTATTGTGTGAATATCGATATCAAATACTGTGTAAGAAACAATACAAATATCAGAGATGCCAGATTCTTCAATTGCTTCTCTATGTGCGGTTTCTAAGACATCTGGAATATCACAATGTCCACCAAGTTGTAACCACTTATTTAACTTGACATGATGCGTTAGTAATGAATAACTTCTAGTCTTATCTACAATAAAAGCACTACCAGTTACGTGTCCTTTGGTATTTGATCTTAACCACCAATTGCTAGGGTTATCATTAATAAAGTTAATTGTTTCTTGACCTACTGAACCAAAAGAAATTAAATTACAAGCTAGCATAGGTATTTAATAGGTAAGAAAAATGAGTTAGTTTAATGTCGTAACTCAGGACTTGTATTAATTTAAAAATTGCATATCGCAATTATCTATCAATGTTCGTTTTAAATGAAGTTCATATTCTTCTTTGTTTTTGAAACTGTACAAATTCTCATATACACCACAATAACGTTCCTCCATGTAGTAGATACCTGATGTACTTACAAAATATGTCTCTTGCCAGTCTTGATAATTTATTGTGATAGCTGGATACTCGTTACTTATTCTAATGTCGTTTTCATGTTCAAATTCATTTAAAGTTTTTGCATCAGGTGAACATTCATCTTTACTGAAAATTCTTTCCATTTTGTTAGTGGGGATATATACCCCACTGATAAACTACTAAGTTAAACAGGGATTTTGTTGCTATTGTTTGTTTCTGGTGTGATGTGTTCTTCGTTGTCTATTGTGGGTTCATCAATTATTTCAACCATTTGAGGTGTAGATTTAGTTCTAAGTGAAGTAAATACCAAATCCCAATTAACAGTAAGAACATTAGTTTCCGGCTTGTATGTGGAGAAAATAAACTCTTTGTTTCTTAAATGTGGCGACCTGCTCCCACATACTAAATCAGATTCAGATGTCTTAAATGTAAGAATATTTTGATTTACATCTTTCTTATTTCGTCTGAGATATCCGATGCTATCAGCATTAGCCATGATGCCGATTTTATTTTTTCCAGTAAGTTCCAGATCGTTAACCTGCACTTCTGTAGCACCCTTATCGATTGTACTCAATTTTGCATGTCCGAGCAAGATTAAACATTTACCAGCTAAACCCTTCCAGGGGTCTATTAAATCATTAAATGCGGCAGTCAAAAAAGCATAACCTGCACCTTTGGGTAATTCTTTACATACATCTTTACCAGTGAAGTTTTTACCTTGTAAGGTAGATTTGTAGTCCAATGTAGCTTTAACTTTTGCAATATTTTCAATTACCGTCATTGTATCTAATGAGATATAATCGTAAATTGGCTTACCTTCAGCTTGGTTAGCCTCTCTAATTGTTTGGGCTGTTTCAAGTAATAAACTACCTAAACCTTTCCCAGTAGCAATAGATTCTCGTTTCAGATTAATTGAAACACCCTCATAATAACCCGACCCATCTTCTAAATCAACGTTAAGGGAATTTGGGAGTTTAAGTGTGTGTGATGTTTTACCAACCTTAGTGTTGCTGATCAATACTAGAATGCGAGGATCTTGATTTTCTGGTTTAGATGAAATACGTGGTAGTAAAATTGCCATGATATTTAAATTCCTTATTAATTAACTAATTTTGATTATTGTGAAACCTTTGTGATGATTTGCTTTTCCGTTAGCAACGCTATACATAGTACTACTATCTAAACCATTATTCTTACAAAATTCATTTAAATTGCTAACTATTATTTCAT